TCTCTAGCCGCACCGTTTGTACCAATGTTTATTGCTTTAGTATTGCCGCTTGTAGTGGCACCACTAGCAAAATTATATGTACTTGCTCCAGTACTTGCTGTAAACATGTTTACAGTTTGTGCGGCTGTAGCTGTATTACCTAAACTGTAAGTGGTTGCCGCACCAAATTCAGAAACTGTTGTTGCCAATGACGCAAAGTTTAATGTTCCAGTCAATCCGGTATTAAACAATGCCAATGTACCGCTTGTTTGGCCTGTTGCAATAGTTCCTGCATTTAATGTTAAAGTAGCACTAGTAGCATTACCAACTGTAATTGCTGTTGCCGCACCTGCAAAATTAACTGTTGTTGCGCCAGTATTAATTAAAGCAAATGTTCCAGTTGTAGGAGTAGTAATGCTAGTTGATATATCTGGGCTAGTAAGACTCGGCGTGTTGTTGAATACAACTAGGCCCGATCCAGTTTCGTCAGTTAATGTATTGGCTAAACTTGCGCTACTTGCTGTAGTTAAGAAACTTGCCATACTACCAGCTAGTCCGGTAATACCTGTTGAAGCTGGAACTGTTACTGAGATATCAGCAGATCCGTCAAACGGATTACCGTTAATATTTCTTGCTACTGTTAATTTGGCGGCTGATCCAGTTGTATTTTGATTTAGCGTTGGAATATCTGTGGAGACTAATGCCCTAAACGAAGGAACGCCAGATGCCGCGTTAGGAGCCGCATAGATTGTATTGGCAGACTGACTTCCAAATGGTAGGAAATAATCGGTGCCTGCAACTGCGGCAGACACGCTGGTTCCATTACCTTTTAGCAATCCAGTAACACTTGTGGTAATTGTAATAGCAGGTGTACTTGTAGATGTAGCGACTGTTCCTGTAAATCCGTTAGCACTAGCAACACTTACTGAGCTTACTGTTCCAACCGATGGTGCAGGAGGTGTAAATGTGAATATACCTGTTCCAGGAGCAAATGCTAAACTTCCTCCGCCACTTGCGGCCGCTGTTGTTACACTAAAAGATCCTAATTGAACTGGATTGAATCCTAATGCATCTGTGATGTTAGTACTAGTTAATGTTAATGATCCACCTAGTGTTAAATTACCATTACTTGTAACAGTTCCTGATAATGTAATTCCGCTAACTGTTCCGGTTCCTTGTACTTGAGTTACTGTGCCCTGGCCGGCGCCTGTAGCCGTCCATTCAAATGCACTACCGTTCCATTTTAAAAATGTGTTAGTAATCGATGGTGCTGTAATAAAATCTGTAACCCCAATACCTGACTGATACAAAATTTTGTTTGGTGCGCCGCCTGGTAAGCTAGTAACTGACCCCCAGCTAGTCGATGCGCCGTTTGTTGTTAAAAATTTTCCGTTTTGTCCTACTTGAGTAGGAAGTACTTTGCCTTCGGCAAGTGTTGAAATCCAAACAGGATTATTATAAATTTGATTTATATAAACACCGTTTGTAACTGTATTAGAATTACCTGCAATATCTCCAGTAATTTTTGATCCAGCTAAACTTCCTAACCAGCCTGGATTTTGATATGTTGTACTAGTATAAACTCCATTAGTAACTGTGCCGGCATTACCTGTAATATTTCCCGTAATAGGATTGGTAACTGTTAAATTAGTCAGTGTTCCTACAGTTGTTAAACTACTTGTAACAACACTAGGAGCTAAGGTTGTGCCAGTTAACTGATTGGCGGCCGCTGTAATTTGCGCATCGATAGTTGCCCATGCAGTACCTGTACCATCAGTTGTTAAGAATTTACCAGAATTTCCAGTTTGGGTTGGAAGCGTTGTTAGATATAATTCTGCAAAGTTTGCATTTATCTTCTGTGCGCCGGTACGTAGTGTATCGCCAGTACCGTCATTAACAGTTGATCCAATGTTGAGAATCTGTTGTGCCATTTTTAATTTCCTTGATCGAATGTTGTAGTATCATTATCAAATGTTCCATTAACACTATCTAATGTTACCGTTGCGGTTGTTGTACCGGCTTGTGTACTTGTAATACGGTTACTTGTTATCCATACTCCAGGTACTGCTGTAATAAATTTAGCAATTTTAGTTTGGCTATTCTGCAAAGAATCTCCGTTCTCAGTCCATGATTGCCCAACTTTTCTAATAATAGTCACCGCAGTTCCGGGACTAAGTTTATTATTCAATACTAGTTCGGCATTGATTCCGTCTACAGCAAAATCAGCTTTAAAACTAACATCTGCTTCAGGACTTGTAGGACCATTTTCTACATTATATACCGAGAAAGGTTTCTTTCTTAGTCGAGTACTTCCAACAAAATATGTACGGACACTAGATGCAGATACACCAGTAGCAATAGTTAAGCCATCTGCATCTAAAGTAGTAACAGCACTATTAAATGTTTTACCGCTCTTGTGTGTAGTGATAATTCTATAAATTTGGCTATTAACTGTTATTATCTGATCTTCATAAAATACAGTATCGGATGTCCAAATTGTTGAATCGTCGTACCCACCGACAAATACTTCTATTTCATCTGCTTGTCCATAATCTGGAGCAGATATTGTAGTTATCTGACTTGATGCATAAGTTCCAGGGTCTGATGTATATGTAACAGTAACAGTATTAGTAGATTCTATTAATTTTGGAAGTGTGCTGAACACACCATAGTTATTTGTAATAGATAACGTTATAGTAGTTGTTGAACTTGTAGTACATAACCATGCACCGTTATATTGTATTGGAACTGCTCCTGATATAACATAATAACAATTAATAGTTGGAGCAATAGTTTGCATTGGTATAGTAAATGTTACACTAAGAGCATTACCTACCGCTGTAAAATTATTAATAGTTGTTGGGATTATTGAAAATTGTTGTGAGATATCAGCCGATGATATCGAACAATATCCATTATACAACTTATTAGCATTATTTGATACCAATAATAATTTATCAATTGCAGGTGCTGTTTTTTGTTTGGCAATTGCAAATGCTACTAAGTACGGGCCGGTACCTGTTTTACTAATAAATTTATAAATTGTAGAGCCACTGAATAGACTAAAATTATCAGGAGATACAGTCCATGCCGTTGATTTGCTTGGAACAAAACTTAACGGAATAATCATGTCGACCCCAACACCGTCCACTAAAACAGTTTCTGTTTTAAAAGTATCAATATACGGAATAGTTTCGCTTGGGCCAATATCTTGTACACGAGACCCAGAACCGTGTACCGTTGGAATTCCGGTACCTAATGTACCACGGCGTAATTGTCCAAGTGTAGTATTGTTCTTAATTGTAAAGTATTCAATACGTTCTCCGTTAATTTCAACAATGCCAGGTTTATTTAATGCTGAATTTGGTTTGTCAAAATTACCAGCATCTTTAACAAATATTTCTTTATCGTAGTAGTATAAATCTTGTGTTAAAATATTTTGTTTATATAGATTTAAACGTTTGTAAACAGTTCTATTAAGGATATCTTTAAATTGCATATAACTTAATCCAGATTGGATTGGAGTTCCTGCAAAAATAATTGTTTCAAACTCATCGTTAATTGCAATAGGAATATCTAAGCTAATGCTACTTAGATCCGGATTGATTTTATAATCGACTCCGTTAGTAAGCAATCGTTTATTTTTTGTAACTAATAATTGAGATTCTAAAGATATTGCCGATGCTAATTCAATTCGGCCGCCCAACACTCCAACATATTTGTAATATGTAGAAGTTGCTTGTGAGAATTGTAAATTGTTAGTTGCTTTTGTTCTTGTTCTTTGTATTTGCAAAATATCATGTTTATATGCAGATACAATTTCAACATAATCATCCGATGTATAAGGAGTATTAAATGATATGGTATTACCAACAATATAATAATCCTGGGCCGATTTAACGTTAACAATTAAGCGTTTTCCTTTGTAAGTTGAATATACCCGTTTGTTAATATTAATAGTAACTCCAGCCGTATCAACAGTGTAATCGGTTGATATCTTTAATAAATTGCCATCAGCATACACTGTAATATCAGTAGTACTAATACTATATGCTTGAGTGGCCAAAGGATTTAATGTATAGCCATAGTTGTTTCCAGAAATAGTAAAATAACTAGTGTTAGGACCACTTAAAATTAACTGATTAGCACGTACAATTATACTAGTTTCTAAAGGCAAACTAGACCCGATTGTACTCGATAATGTATATGTTGTAGAACCGTTAGTAGGTAATTTTTCATTTTTAAATATTGAAAATGTCTGTTGATTTCCTGATACAATTAGATAATTTAAAACTGAGAATTTATTTGGAGCGATACTGAATCTAAAACCGATACGGTTTGGACTATCATATGTCGAGTCTGTTTTAAACAAGGTCGGTTGAATAGGAACTCCATCTAAATAAGCCACATACGTAAACGCTGTATCAAGGTACGGTGCTTTTGTAATAAATTCCTTGGTCGATCCGTTAGCTACAAAATAATCAACGTCTAGGATATTAGTACCGTTAAATCCAAAACTGTGTATTGTAACTATACTGCCTGCGGCTGGCGCGGTTCGTATCACGACTTGTTTATTAGGATAATCAAGATAGTAATCAGTGCCAGTTGTTAGTATATTAGAATTAACTTTAACGTATACTGCATCACTACTGTTTGGAAATTGTTCCAACCCAAATTTCTTGTTCACACCGTTGGCAATATAACTTAAAACTTTAATCGATGCAGACCCGTCGCTTGGGCGGTCGAACACTTTAATTGCTACTGCATCGACTACTTGTCCGTTAACTAACTCTTCTGGGCCGCCACCGGTTGTTTCTGTTACAAATCCATCGCCGTCGAGAATTATGTCTGCAGGATCTAGTCCCGTAGCAGAATCATATACTAATGTACCGCCATCTAATGCTGTATCAAAATCATTTTCGTTAACAGCTACCGCTCCGTCACTGGTAGATTTTCTAAATATAATTAAATCTCCCACTTTCATAGTGTACGTATTTGGAATTGTAATAATATTAGAATAACCGTCTGCTAGGAACGTTGGCATAACTGCCAACTGATTTCCGCTACTTTTAGCCACACATGAACCTGTTGCATTAATTAATTTAAATTCAGTAGCCAATTGTGAGGTTGCTGATATTTTAAAAGTTCGATTGTCTATTACATCTTTTACATAATAAGGTGTATTACTATTAATATTTCCAAAAGTAGTTCCTGTAAATGTAATTAAATCTCCGACTTTAAATGTAATTGGTGTAATAGTGGTAATGGTATTACTACTTACTTCAGTTTTGCTAATAATCCATTGTTTTGTAAAATTCTCATCATCTAATCTAACAGGATCATTTGTTGCCGAAATAGTTATGTTTGCTCCGGCCGCAGGAGCTTCAGACAATTGTAAGGAATTATTTGTAATATATCTAAAATTGCTTGGAGCAATTAATGTTCTAACGAATCTTATATTGATACCTGCTAAAATGTCTCCATAAAGAATATTTGACAATAACAATGTAGTGCTGTTAATTATTTTTTCTATTTTTGTACCGTCTGCAATTGCGCCTGCAATATTACATGTGGCAACATCTCCGATTTTTAATCCGGTTGTATTGTTTAAAGATAAGATAAGTTGAGGAGATGCCGCAACTTGTTGCAATGCCATAGTACCTTGTGCAGAAACTAAGGGAAATATATCTCCTCCAGACGTATCACTTATTGTAAATGTTGTTGAATTTATAATTTCTTTTACATAATATGTTGTTTTTTCTACTAATCCGCCAAACAATGTTCCGTTAACTTGGAATGGCAAACCAACATATAAATTCAAAGTTGAGCCTGTCAAATAATTGCTAGACGTACCGTAACGCATTTGCATGGTTCCAAGGGCCGAGTTGACCGTGAATACCGATCCTCCTACACTAGAAGCCACAGTAAATGTTCCAACATCAATTATTTCTTTTACATAATAAATTTGATTTGAAATAAATCCGCCGAATGTTCCTGTAATAAAAGTTATTGGTTTGTTAACTGATAAATTAGCTGTTGAACCTTTTAAATAATTGAATCCGTTAATTGTTTGAGTGATGTTAATTACTTCGGTAGAGGTCGCAGTTATTGTTCTTGTAACTCCAGCAACCAATTTATCAAGTGTAACAATTACACTATCAATTAAATTAAACTTCAAAGAAAAACTATATATTGTTTTAGCACCGTCGGATATATAGGTATTACTAATAACTGGCTGATAATATATATTAACACTTGTTAACACTTCAGGAACATATGGTAATTCAAATACTCGTGTGACTACAGTATCTGCATCAATAGTTACAATATAATCATTATAAACATTCTCGTATGAATCCCACAAATCTTGCATGTACCCAACACTGCTCCAGCCTTGTGGAGTACTATAATCAAGTCCAGTAACAACTACTCCACCGTAATCAACACCTGTCATTAGTTGGTTTAAATTTTTTCCAAGTTGTCCTGTACCTGGATTATAAAAATACTGAATTCTATCGCTTGCATTTAATAAATCAATATCCTTTAGATAGTCAACAGTTACAACTACTCCAGCAAGCGGTGCTGTTTTAAATTTAATTAATCCGCTGTAACTAGTATAACCTTTTGAAGTTGATTTAACTGTTGATATTGTATAGCTGTCACGTAGTGCTGAAACTCCATTTAATTTTACAGTAGCAGAATTAATTTTTATATCAGGCGCCCATGTTAAAGCAAAATTAGTTTTGCCGCCGGTGCCTTCAAATGCCTGTGTTTCGTTTAACTGAATAATATAATATTGGTCAGTAATTCTATCAAATTTCATTTTAATAAGACTCGATCGTACTAGTCCTTTACCAATAATAGCAACTGCTGTAGCCAATGCACTAGTTGAACTGCCGCCACCGTCTATAACAATAGTAGGTGCCGATAGATAACCACTACCTGGATTTAATAATAAAATTCTAGTTACTTTTCCGTTAGCAATAAAAGCACGAGCTTGAGCACCGGTGCCGCTGTCGCTTAAGATCCTAACTGTAGGCTCTGAAACATAATTTGTACCGTTATTAGTAATAACAACGGATGTTATTTGATAACCAATATTATCTAACCAATGTTTCCAAGGATAAGATTTTATAATATCGTTATTTGAAACTATAACTCCATTTTTTATAGAAGCACTAATATTTTGATTTTTGCCAGGTTGAAATACCGAAGGTAAATCAAAATCTGTAACTACGGAAGAGCTATTATCTATAGATGTATAGTTGCTAACATATTCTCTAACTGTTGTTTTATAAGGAACTACTTCGTTGATATAATCTTGGAAGTCTGGTAGATTATCATTTTTATATGTGATCGTTTGTTTTAAATTACCAACATTATGTTGGGCTTTTACAAAACTAGTTTTAAATGCCCAATCAATATAAGTTTGTTCTGAATGTGCATACCGAACGCTGGCAAAGAATAAATCTAAATAATTTTGTTTTAATGTATCGGTTAAAATATTATCTTTTAAACAATTTAAAATTATTCTCAATTCTCTGCTGGCTGTAAAATCATACCCGATACTATCATAGGTCGATCCGTCAAAACCAATATTATTATTTTGAAAATTATATAACTTTTGACTCAACTGTATTGTGCCGTTTTCAATCCCCACTACTTTATATCGCTGTGTCCAGTCAATACTATCGACTAAAGAATAACAGTAAAGTAATTGCCAACCTTTAGATCCGGCAATTCTAACTTTTACAGTTTGTCCGACAACAGGGTTTAATGTTCCAATTTCTGCGAATGTGTCAATTGCAAAATCTATTACACTGAATTGATTGAACCCGCTAGCATACCAATCAACAGATTCCCAATAATTTCTAGTATCATACGATTGTGTTTTAACACGAACCCATGATTTAGTTTGTGTAATATTATTTGTTTCGTATGAATATATACTCCAATTACCGTTTGCAATCGAATCTGAATTTACTAACGCTGAAAACGGTCTGATGCTTAATGTTGTAGACGATGTATAACCTTTTCCGCCCGATGTAATTTTTGCACCAATAATTTGCCCTGCAATATCAATTACTGCTGTTAATTTTGCGCCAGTGCCTGCACCGATAATTTTTATTTCCGGAGCATTAGCATACCCAGATCCTGCAGAAATAATTTTTATACCTGTTATACTACCATTTTGAATTACAGGAATCACAACTGCCGATTTTGCAGTTGATACCGCAATAATTCGTAATTCTGCTTCAGTATCAACAACAGTATCGTATTCTCCTAAAAATTTATACGGGGCAATGTCATAACTTTCTAATGCTGAAATATTTTTTTGTTCAGTAATTTGTTCTATTATTAATATTTTGTTAACACGCTCTGTAAATTCTTTTAATGCTTCGAATGCATTAATAAACATACCCTGGCGCGGGCGACTTTCGATACCGTATCGTAATTTAGCTGGTAAATTTAAATCTGGAACTGGTCTGTCTGCCTGATCTTTGCCGCATAAACTGTCAAACCATTTTTGTTCAATAACAGATGGCAATATAGTATTAGGATTATTGTCTATTAGTTTCCACTGGGCATGTGTATTTTGCGTAGTATTTTCTACAGTCCAATATTCAATGCCTAAAACAACATCCGATCCTTTTAATAAATTCTGACAATTAACAAGACTAAATGAATTAGTACCTGTTACTACAACAAATGGATAATTTCTTCCTCGAGGATTACTAATTAACTCAGATACTGAATTAGCAGAAGTTGTTCTGCCTTCGATATCCGGCGTTAATGTTTTATTTTTAACCCAGAAATAATAGGTATTTTGAAAACTTTGACTTAATGTATTGTATGTTTGCACAACACTATAGCTATCTAGATATAATGGTAATCCGCTGATACCCTTCGTTAATCCAGTAGTAGTATCTGCTTGTAATTTCCAATCAGTAGGTTTGAATGTAGTTTTTACCCACTCGTAAACATCAATAGTTGCTCCGGTTGCCAGGGTATTCAACACACTATTTCTATAAACTAGATCTTCTGAATGGTTGTCAACAAACTTAGCTGTACGCAAATCCCACCATAATTTTCCAACTTGTTTTTCGGCCCACGCCGATCCGACATCAACATTAACTGTAGAAGGGCCTGTAGAATATATAGCTGGATCGTAATATGTTTTATAGTCGATCTCTTGTTCAGCAGTTCCAGCAATTTTTCCTAATATCGGATCTATTATATCTAAATAGCGGACTAACTTATTAGTAGTTTTGTTATACAAAAATACTTGTTTAATTTTGTTAAGATCTATTAAATCAGTTTGATTATGGATAGATTTCCAACTATATGTTCCTGCAATTTTTTCGTAAGAGTATACTTTTCCTGAATTTATTTCTTCAATAGAAATATTTTGTTGCTTATCATTTAATATATCAGTGGCGTGAGGAGCTCCGACTAAGATTGCATTTTTAGCAATTGCAAAACTTTGGCCAAAACCATCAGTAGATTTATTACTACTTGACAAATATTCTCCAGAAATCCATTTTGTTAAGTATTTGTCATATATGTCAATTCGTCCTGCATTTAATGTCAATTCCTTAAATTCTAATGCACCGGAATCAAAGGTAGTCGGTTCACCGGTACGTGTACGACTGGTAATCTGGTCGGCGTCAAATGTGGTTGGAGTAAATGTGTCGGCGCCTGGACTATAAATTGCAAGGGTCTTATCATTGTCTGAAAAATCAACTTTAGTTCCAAACAAATCTCCCGATTCTGCATGGGGACTTTCTATCTCTTGATATAAACTATATGTATTTCCTATATTTTTATTATTACTGTAGATTAAAACTTGGCCTTCGTTTACAGTTGCTCCAGAATATAATGGAGACCCTACGGCCAAATAATTGCCGTCTTGAGATATTTTTACGCTTGTTCCGAACTGGGCGGCATCTTTGATAATACTGCCATCAGTTAATGTTGCTACATTAATTGATGCATTTCGAGTTACAGTTCCAACATTTACAGTTATAATTCCTGATCCCGAGCTTCTGTTAAATGTTACCTTGTCGCCTACTGCATATCCATAACCCGCATTACTAATTCGTAAACTAGTAACTTCTGAGCCGCCTGTTAACGTATTTGCTAAACCTGTATTAACTACTAAACTAATTGCAGTTGTTACTGTGATGTTTGTTGGTAATACTTGATCTACAATGTAAGTACCGGTGCCGCCTGTGCCTGTGCCCGTAAGTAATAATGTTGTATTAGAAACAGCTTGACTTATACTAACTTGCCAATTTGTACTTGCGCCAGATACTATGGTGGTACCAGGAACAACATTACTACCTGTAACCAACATTCCAATTTGAGGATTTCCGCCAGTTATTCCTGAGAATGTTAATGTTGTCCCAGAGATGATTGCACCTGTTAAACTGATTCCAGATATAATTGTTGGACTTGAGTAAATGTATCGACTTGTTGCCGAGAATGAACTAACTGTTTGAGCTGGGGTAACGTAGTATGTTCCGGCCTTACCTTCGCCTGTACCGGACGCAATGATAGTAGTATTAGCGGCCGCACCACCACCACTAACTTGTTGTCCTAATAAAATTGAACCTGTTACTGTTCCGCTGGCCGTTAATACTACAGGTGTACCTGTAATAAAAGTTGGCACTACTGTTTGTAATGTACTAACGACCCATTCGGTATCCGAACCACTTACAACATACGTACCTGCAATAACACCAGTACCACTCAACACCATTCCTGAAAATAGTGCAACGCCGGTCGAGCTTGTAAATGTTAAAGTAGTGCCGTTGATCTGTGCATCATTTAAAAATGCTTGCAATGTGGCTTGGGTACATGTTGCGGTTTGGCTAGTACTTACTGACCATGTTGTGCCGGAACCGCCTGTGATATATGTTCCTTCTAATACTGAACCGCCAGATAATAGCATGCCTATTTCAACTGGAGACCCTGATGAACTTGTAAATGTTAACGTATTTCCACTAATAGTTCCTGAAGGGACCGTAGCAGTTGTACAAGTAGATACTTGCTGAATATTAACTACCCAATTTAATCCGCTACCACCGGTTACAGTGGTGCCGGCTAGAACTGAACCTCCACTTAATACCACGCCTGCTGTTAATGCAGTACCTGTATAGGTAGAGAATGATAGCAAATTTCCAATAATGGTTGCATTTGTTTGTGTAGCGGTTATTGTGACCGGCGAGGATATTGTTTGTGTTATATTAACTGTCCAAGTTGTTCCCGACCCGTATAATAATTTAGTTCCGCTGGCTACTCCACCATTAGTCAATACCATTCCTGCTACAACCGGGTCTCCTCCTGTAACTGCATCAAATGTCAGTGTTATTCCATTTATAACTGCATTGTACAGTGTGGCAACTCCTCCAATTAATGAAGTGACTACGCCCGATAATGTTGCAGTACCTTTTGAAATAATTGCTCCGGTAAATGTAGAAGGAGCATCTAAACTTGGATTTGTTAACTGCATTCCAGGTTTGATTTTTTCATATAATGTTGCAGTAATTTGTTTATTTTTAACAGAAAGAGGATTATTGATATTCCATATTTTGCCAGAACCGCTAACAATATAGATGTTTTCAGAAATACCTTCACCGGATAGTATCATGCCTGGAATCACTGGGGAACCGGCAATTTCTTCTGCTGTGATAACTGTACCAGAAATAGAACCAACAATTTTCGTAACAATATTATTTTGCCCGGCTGTAATACTACTAATAGTTAATACGTTAGCTGATAAAGTTGAAACAACTGTTGCTTTGTTAATTTCTGTAATATATGTTCCAGATGCAAATGCATTTGGAATAGTTGGTGAAAATAAGTTATGACCTATTTGAAAATTATCTATCGTAGTAACAGGAACAACAATCTCGCCAACAAGAGCGCCTGACGTAGTTGCTTGAGAAATATTAAAAGTTAAACCTCTTCCTGATGCAGTTGTTGTTGTTAAAATATCGGTTCCGGTGTTTGCTCCTGCAAAACTTATTGGCAACCAATAATTGGTATTTGCTGGTGATTGATTTTGTACATCAACAATAGCAACATAATTAGTACCACCGTACGTCATAGTATCGCCTATTTTGTATGCGATTCCAGAACTATAAGTTGTAGTCGACCATGTTGTATGTAATACAGCACCTTGCCCTAATGGATTTACTACAGTAATAGTATCGCCAACTTTATAATTTTGACCGCGTTCTCTTACTGTTACTGTTTGAATTACACCATTAGAGTTTACTAATCCGTCTACAATTAATCCAGTACCCGAACCGTTTGTAGTAGTTAGATTTTGAAGTTGGGTAATTGGAAAACTATTAACGCCGGATCTAAAGCCCCAGCCGCCAACTAAAGAAGATGTGTTAAATGATGAAACTCCATTTGTTGTAGTTGCTGGTGTTATTTGTTGAGTAGCTCCGGTAATTGTTTGAAATACTGTATAAACACTACTATCGTTCAATCGATAAATGTATACAAATCCTGCATAAGGAGCACCAATAACTAATATAGAACTATCTTGTGTTGCTGACAGGGTTAGTCCAAATCCAAGACTAGTACCATTAGTAACACTAATGCCGGGTCGATTCAATACCCATCGATCTGCTGTGCTTGCTATTGCTAGGGCCGGCCCACCATCGAATTCTGTAGTATTAGATGCTAGATATCCAGTGGATGCATTTCCTGCATCGTATGTAGCTGTAACATTTGCACTAGCATTATCGCCGTCTGCATCTAATACAGATTTAATAGCAGTAGTTCCTAAACCAGCAATAAACTTAATTTCAAATACAGTTGCTTGTGTTCCGTAATTTGTATTACCTATAGATCCAACAAACAATCTACTATCACTAAAAGTCAAACTAGAACCAAATTGTTGACCAGTTATATTATCGCCACTAGTGATTGTAAACAAATATAAAAACTCGTTATATGCATTTTTTTGATACAGACTAACTGCGCCAGTTAGTGTGCTAGTCGAATTTGTTCCAGATATATCGCATAGGATATTTCCGTTTGCGGCTACTCGTGTGGCCAATTTGCCAGCTCGAGGAGTACCAATTGCTAAAAATTCGCCGTCGGCACTAATCGCCATAGTTTCAGCAAACGTATCTGGAAGATTTGGATCTTGGCCAAATTCATACTGCGACATGAATGGTCGCTTGATAATTTGTCTAAAAATCCACTGAGCACCTTGTTTTGCATAGACAATTGCTTCGCCAACTTGCGTTGCAACTACGGCAACAGTGCCTTCTATATCAGTTACCACAACACGGCCGTGGGCTTGATCTTGTATAGGATAAGGTTTTCTAATTTCGTGCGGAGTGTATACCGGATTTAATTCTAAAGTAGACCATTTTCCAGCACCATTATCATCTATCCAAATTTTATCTTTAACTTGTGTATAAGTTTTAATAACGGTGTTTGCATCGTCGATTGACGATACCCTTACAGGGTATAAATTAAAAATTTCTAAATTAGATTTGATATCATCGGCAGTTGGCCACTCGGCAGTTGGCGTAAACGACGAAGCATCTAATGTAACTGATTTTAAATCAACTTCTTTAATTTTATAAAACCCTGCAAATGCTACTTGTTTAAGACCAATATAATATCCAACAATACTTGGATCCAATCGATTTTCAGTTGTGATAGTAATTGTTTTTGTTTTGTTAGTATATACAGCATCTATTGGGGAGACTTTGGCAGAAGTAAATCTGTAAATGTTCCAACTTGTTTTGTCAAAAGATACCCACACAAACATTCCGTCTTTAAACGTAGTAATATCTCTAGTTGCAAGATCAGAAATATTTTTAACTTGTACTACATCGTCGCCCGACTGTACATGTCCAGACGATCTTAAAAAATATTTTTGACTATTTTTAACTGGGAAGGGATTAGCATTATATCCCTGCGGTTTTAGATAGACTGTATTAGCTGGAATGTTTATATTATAGTTGTTAGAAGATTCAGGCTGTAGTGTTAGAAAATAACCCTGTGGATTTTTACTAAAATCAGGTTCTTCTATAACAAATTCAACTGCTTCGTACGCTTGACTTGCGCCGTACTGCCCAACACGAATTCCCCATTCTTCAAAGAATGTTAAACTTTCTCGATTATCGGCACTTAGTACATCGAATAATTTATTAAGACTATTCTGTGTTCCTTTTTCTTTTATCATGCCTTGATAAAATTGAAATTCACTAATGTTATCTTGAATAATGTTACTTAGATATTGTCGTTTTTGATACCCAACTAGATGCTGTGCAATTTTTTGTTGGCCTGTATCAAAATTATCTTCTGTTAGATTGTAAAAATCTTCAAACTGTCCTGCCTTATATGTCCAGTTCGGCAATAACACTGGATTAGGTTTGGATATTTGCGACCAATCTGTTGCATTAAAATCAGCAGTTCCAACCAAAAACGAACTGGCACTGTAATAATAACCCTGATATTGAACAATATCGCCAAGAGTGTAATCTGTCCACGATTGCCAAAATTTAATATCAGCTCTATCAAGTATAAATCCAGGAATTTCAAAACCTCCAAACCATTGGGCACTTATAAATCCAGCTACTTTGATGCGCTCTTGTCTGTAACCACTTTGTGGATTATACATGACATCGTTAAACACTGTGGTATTGTCTAAAATTAGTATATGTTCTTTTTGAACAAGATAAAAACTTGCATTATAGATTGTTCCGCCGGCATCGGGTGTAAATGTAACAATATTCCCTTGTCTGTTGGAATTTAAATCATTTGGTAATAAACTGCTTCCGTCCACTTGAAATATTTCGTAATTATTGAATGGATTATTGATATCTTCTGCTACTGATAAAGCAGATGTAAATGATAAACCATTTGCAGACGGACTTAAACTTATGATCGAGCTACCAACAGTACTCAGGCCATCCAATTTAAAATAATACTCAGATAAAAATGTTGGCTGGCTTGGAATATTTTCAATAGCTCTATAAAAGTCGTCCTGGTATTTTACAACCTGACCGTATTTTATAGGAGTATTTGGAACCCACTGCTCCCACTTGTCTTGACCGCTGGACCACTTTTGGGTAGTCCAAAACATAAATTCTTTTGCTGACGTTTCCCAGTTACTAACTTGTGATAATTCAGTATTGAATTCTTCGAATACAAAACCTTGATCTTTTAACCACTGACCGTAACCTAGCAAGAAATCTACAACTTCTTGCACACTACCTAATACAGAACCATACGGCAACGTATTCACTGTTGAACTATCCCACGAGCGTCTAAAAATTGCGTTTGCGCCGCCGGATATTGGTAATGCGGGTAATGCGGCAAATGCTTTAGGATCAAATTCTGCAGGCGTTATTGCATATAATGTTCGATAATATTTTCCGTTATAAAGTACAAATTGTCCTGTTGTATAGGTTTTGCCAGGTGTCCAATTTAAAAAACTAGAACTAATTCCGCCAACATTTATCTGGGATCCAAGTTCTTGTCTATAAGAATAAAAATTAAAAAACGATTCTGATAAACTATATCCTTTAATTTCAAATCCTGTATCTACTTTAGCAATAATTACACCGCTATAAGATAATTTTTTAATAGGGTTTGAAGTATTGTAAACAATTTTATAATTTTCTTGAGGTACAAAAATATTTCCAGTCGAGGCAGGATTTTTGCTATCTAAAATTAAATTTATATTTTCCTTGCTTGTAAACCCGCTGAATCTATAAGATAATTTTATAGTTAAATTATCTAAATTATATTGATATTCAGAATAATAATTAAAGTTGTTGTTAATTAATGATTCAACTAGGTAATTAATAATTCCAGAAGTATATACTCGTGATGAACTAGAATAAATGCTTGGTAAGACAATATCTTGAGGTGTGATTCTAAGATAAGTATCTTTATAAACTAGTTGCCCGCATAAATTTCTTACTGTGCGAGATTTATCTAAACAAGTTGCAAGTGTATGAGCAGGACGTAAAATCATAGAAGCTATTAATACACTAAATGGAAAATAACTGCTTCTTCTCCATGCGGCTTCTACCGGAGCAACATCTCCAAATATATGTTGGCTACGTCTATCTGTAGTGAACACACCGTTTGCTAGTTGAGATACTACCGGGCTTACTAATTTGCCTGCTTCATCTACTGGAAGGTGTTTTAATAAATTAGGTCTTGCAAAATTTGTTCTATATTCTACGGGAAGGCCCGGTACTTTAACTGCACCAATGGATAAATCTTCCCACATAATAGTATTATTACTTGTATATGGTGCTGGCCCATATTGTTCTTGCCACCACTTTGGCTCTTCGCTAAAACCCAACATTTCCCAAGGGCACATATTAGGTCTTTCTGTATCATAAATCCAACGATAAATTCCTCTCCAATAACCAGGAAGTGCTCTTCCATCGGGAGCAGTATGTCCTTTATAATTGTAAGTAAATGTGTTGTTATTGTCAAATCCTAACTGCTTAGAAAAATCTCGGCCGGTGATGCTAACCCATTTATAAAAACTAGGAGCTAAGGTTTGATTAAATTCTTCTAAACTATATTTAGAATCTCTAAAATAACCAGGAATGATATCATGGATATTAAAAATACTAGGGTCGTAATCAACTTGTAGATTGTTATAAATTCTTTTTTCTAATTCTAAAATTATATCATCTCTATAATCATTATAAGCTAATACTTGGCTTCCGTCGTGGCCTTGTATAAACGTTTTTGGAGTGAACAAACTATAATCTGTATAAATCTTTGGTTCAAACTTTGGCCATAATCCTAATTTAGTCGGAGTTGGTGGTATAAAGCATCCGTCAGTGCTGTCATATTCGATTATAGTAAGCACATCGCCGTTTACTAAAGAAACAGTATCATTAATTAAAACATAACCATCCAATGTGAAAGAATAATGTACGTCTTGTAATAATTGAGATCCAGTAGGCGGTTGGAAACCGTTAAGATACACACTAACTGCTTTATTACTTAATACTTTATTATTAAAAATTGTAGTTAGTGGGTAAGTTTTAATTCGTTTATCAATTACTGTATATTTAGATATTTTATTACCGCTATAAGGAACCATGTCACTGAAATAATATGACGATTGCTGAGTCTTATTTGCAGATAATTTTTTTAAAATTAAATTAACCTGAGTAACAACATCGGTGTCGATACCTAATTGTTGTGCCGCAAGTAGAAAACTACGTTTAAATTTACCGTAATCATCTCTTGATTTTTCTAATGCTCTAACAATATTATTTTTTTCACTAGTAATATGATATACTGCTAGGCTTGCGGGCCCGCTATGTTGTACAAACTTTGTTCCATAAGCAGTAACATTTCCTAAGTTTCTTAAATTATTAGTTCCGTTAACAGTTCCAACAAATTGACTTTGAATATTTTCAACAATAGAATTTAAATGATCTGCAACTTCACCAAGAGTAAAAAATCCCATGTCTGTGTTTAATGGATTATTTTGTAAATTAATAGGAATTTCATAGAACCCATTATTGTTGATTGGCTGTGCCGAGAATGCTTTGATTGTTAATACATCAGATGATGTAATATCTTTTTGTAATTTTATTTTTTTATATATGACGCTATCAACTATTGACCATAGTGCAGGATCTAAGCGGTGCCCATTAATATAAATTCTAACTTCTAAATCTATTAAATCTGTAATATTATCATAGATATCTAAAGGAAAATTATTTGTTAATTCAGAATTTTTATATATTCTTACCGCTGGTTGGTAGCGGGTCACTTTACTAGTTTGCCACCCATTAACATATGATGTAGAATTTATATAGGTTAATTTAGATAAAAATCCAGTATTAACTGATTTTGTAAGTAGTATATCAGTTTGTTTATAATTGAAATTATCAGTTAATAAGTTAAAATTAAAAAGTATATCACCAATATTATTAATATTTTGATAACTTAAACTAAACCCTAACACACTATCGGCCGTTGTAGTTCCGATTTTATAAGAAAATATTTTACTACCGTTGAAAGTAGATCCTGCATATTCTGCAAAACTTATTCCGGTATGGTCAAATAAATCAAACAGCGGTGCTTGATTAACAATAGTCTTTTGTTGGCTAAACTTCCATGTTGAGCCATTAAACCAAAAACTTTGACCTTGATATGTTTTACCTTGTCTTACTAATATTCCTGTATTGTTAACTGGTGTTTCGTCTAAAATTAATCTAATTTGCGGAACACCAATTCCAGAATTTTGAATATTAACAAATGTAACTTTATAAATGTTATTACGCACTTTATCGTCAGTATCTGCAATAAAAACTACACGCATACCTTCCGTTAATGCTATATTATCAACATTATAACCTGCGATGCCTTCTATTGTGCTGAACACATCTGTAGTATAATTGTCAACTAAATCAACATCTGTTATAGCTACTGTTCCAAAATTAAATAATTTTAGGCCGGCTTCGAATTCAATGACAGGTCGGACTGCTCGTGTTGCTTGATCAAAATTTGGCAATTTTTTATTAAACGTAGCACTAAGTTCGATTACATCCTTATGGAACCAGCGATTATATCTAGTCCATGGGTTTAGGTCTTTGCTTGCTCTATTAACTGTAATGTAATCTTGTTTGCCGGCAAACGAATTTGCCGATGCAAATGGATATTGATCAAACAACGTAGAGTCGAATGTGACTGACACGTCTTCTGTATAAGAACTGATAATTTCAAATACATCTGTGGAGATTAGAGTTATTGTTCCTCCAACGCCTTCAACGTAATATTCGCCCTTTGCATATTTTTCAGGAGTTACATTACCTCCGAACGCAACTTTCATACCGTTACTTAATGGCGTTCCATTTGCAAGTGTGTACGTTTTCTTTCCTAGTATTTCTTTTTCAATGTTAATAAATGAATTTTCAGTGATATCTAAAAAGTTAATTAGTCCACCAAGGTCTGGATTTCTTTCGCTTACATAATACAGCGTGTTAGGGCCTTGAAGCGGAACTGTAAACTTAATAGTTCCTGATTCAACTCCAAATTTATCTACATATTTTTCATCCGTGTATCTATCGGAGACTCCTGGCGTTCTTGAAGTTTTAATACTAAATGGCTCGCCCGGACTATCAATTTCAAAATAGTATGTTTGGCCTCGGTATAGTGTTATAGCAGGATTTCTGTCTAGTCCGTTTGGGGTGAAGACATATTCTTTTTGTAAAGTTACGGATTCAGAAATTGTTACTGTATATGTACTAGTAACATTTAATTGTTGGCCAAAAATTGTTATTAAGTCCGGGCCATAGGGTAACCAGTAATATTGTTGAAAATTAACAAATTTATCCCAGTCAATATGCGGATCCCAAGAATAAAATTCTTGTTGATTAATACGTTCGTGATTGCTTGTATTAGCCCCAAAGATTTTTAATTGATTAATATAGTCTTGATAATCTTTAAAAAATTCCACATTTCCTACAGAATCATTAACAACTATACTGGGTTCTAATTGATAATTTTGTCGTACACTATTAGGAGCCGTTACATAAATGTCATTGCCGTCGGCAGATTTTGCATTTTGCCTGCCAACAAAACCTGTAATTTTTTTAGCCGTACCTTTTTGCGACAACTGATCTAGTGTTGCTTGTATAAATTTTCTGTTATCTTCAGAACGATAATATTTTGGTAGTAACTCTACCATCGAATAGTCGTTGTTACCAGTTGGGTTAATTTTATCAGACATTAGATGATCCGTAAGCTGAGCTTGTTAATGATTGCACTGCAATTGCATTTGATTTCACTGTAATATTTCCTATACTATTGATAATTGTAGATGTTATAGAAGGTACTATATCAATATTATCAATAGTTGCGCCGCTAATAAAAATTTCATCCGGGCCAGCTGTAATTTCAAACAATCCGCCAAAAGATAACGAATTGCCGGCAGGGACGATTACAAAATTAACAATTGCCGGGCTCACTTGCGAAGTAATGTAGCTGGCCATTTCCGTAAAGTAAAATGTATCGCCAAAATCCCAGTTACCTAACGCAAAAAAGTTGTTCATTGCTATTAAAATTTGTGTTTTTATATCGTTATCAGATGTTACTACTGATCTATTAACAATGACTTTAAATTGTGCTTGTAAATTTTTCTCAGCTTTAGATCCAAATAACACTTTGTACTTGACTGGGTGATATATAATTTCGTCACTAATTGATTTAATTAAATTTAATTTAGGAGCAAGTGTACTGTTTAATTCATCGCTACTCGGAGGCAACGGTTTAGTTGTTGTAACATCGCCCAACCATTGTCTAAACAATATATCGTAATTATTAGTTAATACAAATACATCCATAATATTACTAACACCTGGGTCAATTCTATGTGTGTCGCTAGCATTATGTGTGTACTGGAATTTAAGATTATCTCGTCCTAAAAACACTCTATAATCTAAACTAGGAATTAAATCTGATGTAGTTGCATTATACTTTGCCACAGTATCAACATCTATGAAGTAAAAATACTGTCCATTATTATACTGAGAAAAAGATTTAGGTTGTGTAGTAAGTATTATTACCTTACTATCAATATTAGTAACATATCGATAATCTTCTTGACCGGTTTCAACTAAGTATTTTTCTAAAATTATATACTGAGATGCTAAACTAGCAGTTGTTGTTGGAATAACAACATTGTCAAACGTCTCAGGGTCTTGTACTACTCCGGTATTATTCTTATCATTAAATGTTATAATAATTTTTTTAGTATCAATATATCCATCTAATCCTATAAACTGATTAGTAATTTTAAACATCTGGTCAAATGTAAACGATTCTGCTAGATTTGGTTTAGTGTTTATGCCCAATATATTAATAGAATCCGTTAACAACTTACCAGAAACATTATCATATATTCTATCAACATTATCAAAATAGAATCGTATTTGGGCCGCGCTTTCAAAAATATAGCGTAGTTTTCTTGTTGTTACTGTATATGTGATAGTGTCTGTAATAAACAATAGCAACCAGCTAGCATCTAATTGTAAATTAGTTATATCACCCTGTTTACTTAAACTAAACTGACTGGTTGAATCTAGATTTGATTGAAATATTATCTTCCAAGTTTGTGTATTAATATCAAAGCGGAGGCCAAATGGATTATTACCCATTATTAAATCTATCATTGTTGTAATGACATCGGGTTCGATAATAGTTTTCCAAACAGGAACAACTCTTGTAGCTATGGCTCCTGTAGGTACTGAATCATTTAAAGCGACTGGGCCTTCGCCTGATAATAATGTGCCAAGGCCACCTGCTGTGCCGTCTCCTGCAACTGACACAATTTCGGCCCACAAATAATCGCTTGTATTAGATCTAGCAGGAATTGTTTTTAAAATTAATGCGTTATTATTATTTTTATCAAATACTTGCTCGTCGCCGTTGGCAGTTTGTGGAGCTATAAATTTTATTAAAGACCCAGTAGCCGCATATTTCAATGCAGTATTAGTATAACTAGATAACAAATACGGTCGTTTATCTATTGTCGATCCAAGGTATCCACTAGAAAATGCAGTATCTGTAGTAACATTATACCAAGAAATATCCAATAATGCTGTACTAATATTTGTAAATTTAGAATAGTAGAAATTTCTTAAATTAGGATCTTCTAAAATTTCAAATATGTTATTAACAATAATTCCTTGAACATCGGTTCTACTAGCATAGGTAAATGCATTGTCTGCTGTATAAATTTCTTGGTATAAAACACCATCGTCTGCAAATAAATTAGTTTTACTATATTTGCCGGTTGGGTCAATTAAATCAAGATATCTACTAATACCGCTTGAGCTCCTGTTAACAGATTTAATCTTTGCAATTTCTTGATTTGTCGACAACGGACTAATGTTATAGTCCTCTGCGGTAATCATCCGATTTTGTGTATAATAAGTTGCAGGAGCATTTGATTTAACAAGATCACTAGACTCAGTTGGAGAGCTATTGTTAACGCTTGTTTGTAAACCCAATGTAATTGTTAATTGTTCTGCCTGACCAACGCTAGACACATATGGTATTGTAAGAGTTACCCCGCGGATATCCTGAGGGTTAACAGTATATGATAGACCGTTGCTAATTCTATAGTAAAGGCTAAAGGTACCTAATGGAATATTTCCAAATGTGCCATCACTAAATGTAATGCTAATACGATCGCCTGCTCGTGTTATTGCTTTATAAATATTTTTGATCGATTTATTAAGGCTATTATAGATAATATTATTGCCAGTTAAGTTAGGAACTTGGGTCCATAACTCAGATTCGATTCCTCGTTGATCAACTTTGTATAACCATACATCGGTATCGTTAATACTAGTAGAATCTATATCGACCGATTCACTAGTACTTGGTTGACTAATTGTGAATGATCCTTGATTTAAATTACCCTGTGTAAAATTAAAGAAAAATCCAGTATTAACACTTGCAGATCCTTGTCCGTCATTTTTATAAATGCATGCCATTGTATTGGCAATTTTAGGAGTTTCTTCGTAGATGTAGTCCTGTCCCGTAAAGGTAGTACTAGTAACTTCAAAATCCATTTTTGATCCATTAACAGTTTTACTAAATCCAAATACTGGAACAGAAGTATTTGTACTGTTAAATCGATATTGTTCTGTTGGTACACTGTATATTGTAGCTTTATCTGCTGGATTTCCAAACTGCTGTGATGACGGAAATGCCGCATTCATAATAGAAATAAATTGATCGTACCAATTATTATTAGAACTATCATTCCAGCTGATGACTTGATTAGATAAATTTCGACCGTTTGAGTCCAAAACATTTTGTGTAGTTTGCAATGCTGTAAACTTTAATAAGCCTTTAGCCGCTTGATTGCGTTTAGCATTATAACTAAGCATACGTGCTAGACGTAACACGCTATCACGGCGTTCTGCAAGCTCTAAGAAGTTTTCGCGAGCGTTTAAGTCGACGCGGAAAGCTATGCTTTGGCCCAAGTAGGCAATAAGATCGATTAGGGCAAGGTATTCGCTAGACTCGATATAGTCGTTAAAATCTTCTGGAAAGTTCTGGCGTAGATAGTCGATCATGCTTCTACGGATGTTCTCAAAGTCGTAACTTTGGAAGTCGGCATTACGGAAAGATTGGTAAATCTTAGTCCAATCTTTAGATACTAGCAGTCTATTTTGTCTATCTGTTGCGCTCATCTTTTATCCTATTATCAATATTTATTGATTTTTAATATGTACGTATATTAAGTTGCCAGTAAGCCATTTGCTTGGTCAAACCTAATTTGCATACTTTGTTGAATGTTGTAGGGCAGGTATTTCAGCGTACACTCTATCTGAATACCACTTTGATAGGTAGTGACTACAACATTTTGAGCTACCAGCCTAGGATCATAATTTATAATTTCATTTACATTAGATACTATCTGTTCTTTAAGTTGCTCTGTCATTGGTTCAAACAACAGATCCCAAATAATTGTTCCAAATGTTGGATTCATTAGTCTTTCGCCGCGACGGACATGAAATTGATTTAATAAATCTTGTTTAATTAATTCTAAATCATATAACGAATAACTTTGAGAATTTGGATTTATTGTACTAAATCCTTTATATGCTTGTGGTACAGGGTCTATTTTTTTTGGAACTGCGGCTAATGTAATTTTATCGTATAGAGTTGAGGACATGTTTATTTTCCTTGTTTAAATGTATCATCAGGAGCAGTATACGTCATCCATGATGGCGGTATTTGAGGTGCAGTTCCTGTTGTGATGTCAGTCATATCAGGAAGAAAATCTTCTGGTTTTAAATTTTCGTGAAACGGCCAGGGCTCGTGTGTTGGAATACGCAACAATATAGAATCTAGTTCAATGCCGTCGGTCTCTGTAGGAATAGTATATATTGGTAATTCTATTGCTTTATCTGCTTCGTTTGCTTTACTATTCATATAAATCTTTCCGGCAGTTTCTCTGTGCTCTGTTCCTGAATTAATATGTGATAGTTGTTCAGATGTAATAACAGTGTCAGCTTTAGAATAAATTTCAGTATTAAGTGTACTTTCTATGTGAGTTTTTACAGCTTTAATATTAACATTTCTGCCAGCTTCTAAATTTATATCCCTGTCGGCTCGAATATTCAAATCGTTACTAGTGTGTATGCTAATGCTATCTTCAGCAAAAATATCAATTTTACCGTTACTAGTTAATTCTATCCAAGTTGTTCCGCTGGCATTTCCAATATAAATTAAATCTTCGCTATTGTGTAAAAGTATTTGATGACCTGTACGAGTACGGATTCTTACAAGATCATTATGAGGTATCCTGTTATCGCCGCCGCCGTCAATACCTTTTACATATTCCGGTGGGCCGTCGCTGGCAGGCGTTTTTCTAAAATACTTTTTATCACCGTCATCCATTACAAACGAACTGCCGCCTAATCTATGTACAAATGCTAAACTAGTATCGTCTACTGTACCTATATCTTTTTTAGGACTTGTATAATCGAGAGGGCCTGGAGTATTAAATCCAAACACGCTACTTGGACTTTCTCTTCTAGAACTAGTTGATGTAATTCCTCTGATATCATCTTCTAATAACCCTTGCATTTCAAATATCTTTGATATAGGATCAACTGGTTTTAGTTTTTCTGTATCAGGCGGGCCAGGCTCTGTTACACTTTCGTTCCATTCTGAAACTGGTAATCGTTTACCATTATCTTCAATATTATACGTTGTTGCGGCCTTGTCAGGAACTGCAAAATTTTTATTTTGATCATAGTTAGAATGTATGACACCCCCTAACCAATATGCTTTTCCACTATTACCTTCTATATAAATTACAATAACAACGGACCCTATTTCAGGTGTTGGTATCCATAACCCCCAAGATTTTTGTGTGTCCTGAAATGTATTTGCAGTACCGTTAAATGTTTTTGGTGTTCCGCTCCAGTAATGACTCATATAATAACAAGTAACTAATTCGCCAGCGACTTGATTTCCAGTTGACCCTTCGTGGAGTATTTGTACACGAATTGTTCCGTCATAGTTTGAATCATGATTTATTACAACCCTTGCTAAAAAAGGGCCTGGATTATTTTTAATTAACGGAGAAGTTTTAACGACTTGCCGTTGATCACTTAGATTAGGATTCATTGTCATTATTTTGCCTTTAGTTGTTGAAGTTTAAATGTGATTCGTTTAGCATCGGTAGCAGTAAGTGGGCGGCGGGCGGCAATTATAGTTTGTGTAAATTCTCCACCTTTAAATTTGTGAGTTATTGTTCTTAATTTGTATAGCCCACTAAATTCGCCAATTCTTTTACCTGCCATATTGAAAAGACCTGTACTTGAATTTATGTCTAGTGGTGTTTTAAAATTTATAGCTATATCTACTTCGCCGTTTTGGTAATTAATACTGCCGTCTTGATTGATATTCATATACTGCGGGTCAGCTGGCGAACTATAATTTCCTAATCCGTTACCTGTTAGATAATACGGATCTCCGACGATATCCATTTCAAGATTTTGTATATCATAACCGTGTACCAATGCATCTGCCAATAATCTAACCGAATGTTCTTCTGGGCTCGATGCGCCTCCTGCGCCCATACCTTCATTGGTGGTATGTGTAGCTGTATAAACTGAACGATAATTAATTCCGCCATCGCCGGTTTTCTTTGGAGCATCTCCTTCTTGTGGAGTAACTCCAGCATTTTTGTTTTCGCTCTCAGCAAGTCCATTTGTTATTGCAACTAAAAATTTACTATCAAAATCAAGATTAAATTTTAAAATATCTTGATTTTTTCCAGTAAAAATATAGTTGTAAACTTTAACACATTGATCTAATAAATTTGAAAAACTAGGACTAGAAGATCCTGGCACAGGCATTGCTGTTTCGTGGTACATGTATGGAACAACTTTATAAACAAATAATTTTGGTTTGGAACCTGTTTTAGGATTATTAACAGCAGTATCGATATCATACACGCCAGTTTCAATTCTCCACCATTTTTTCATACCGTTATTATCACCCGGGGTCTTAATAGAATTAACAGCATATTCACTTGCATACAACACTTGATTGATTGCATTTTGTATAGTGCTATCCTGAGGTAAACTAAATTCAGCAATTTTAGAATTAGTTGTAAGTTTAGTTGGATCTTGCGTTCCTGCTTCGGTTGTCACAGCGCCGGTATTTGGTGTAGTAGATCTTGCTGGCTTTATCTTTTCATCGTAAGTTAATTGAGAAGCTCCGATCGCATTAACTTGTGATTGTATTAATGTGTCGTTTTTACCACGGCTTAAATTTAAAGAACCAAATAGTTTTGTATCTTCATTAACATCTACTTTAGTTTTCTTTGCAATTCTAGGAGTGGGTCTGCCGGCGCTTTCATTTTCATCTTCGCCAGGTGTAGAGGATACAAGATTTGTATTTGAATCTGGAAATATTATTACTATTTCGTCTGCTACTTTAACTTCTGCTTGAAATGCAGTTTCTCGCAATCTTCTGTTAACCACCGATTGTAAACTATCAGGGCCGCGCTGTAGCATTTCTATTACACTGCTTCCTTTAATAGTAATATTAGTTAATAATTTTGCATTTGATTGATTATGGGCGCCGTCCGATGATGCATGAGCTTGGCATTTATAAGTAGCGCCTGATTCAGTAACACTCATATCTACTTTCCTAAATTTTATAGGCAAGAATTTTGTAGTTTTTGGTATTGATACCATATTACCCAATTGATCTTCACCTTTAAATTCAATTTTTAATAAAAAATTTGCATCAAGAAAACTGCTGTATTTTTTGTTCTGTGCGGCAACATTCAAAGCAATCGTAAACATACCCATACTATATGGTTCTGATACTGTAAAATCAAATAGTGTAGCATTTGAATTGCCCGTGCCTTGTGAAAATCCGTAAATGCTTTTAATTTGTACATCATCCATGAAAAAATCAAATGCACCATACGGTGTTTTAATTCGGTTAGTCGGACTACCTTGTGTTTTTAAAATTATAGGCAGTGTGCCTCCGGCCAAAAATGTTTGACTAGGATTGGCCATGTCTTGTGAACCCATACATGCTAATGTAAAAATCTGTGTATAACTTGCATATTTGTGTAATGGGTTTGCTAGAGGCAATTTAAAACCAGAAGCACCTCCAAATAATTTAGAAGCAATACTGGCACCAGCCGCTAGTGCAGAAACTGCACCAGATGCAACAGGTGTTGCAGGTTTAGTTACTTGTACAGGCGAGCTTGCTGTTGACGTAACTTCACGATCATTCATAGAAGTTGCCATATTAAATTCCTAAAATTTCTGTGAGGCTACTATTTTTTGGAATATAAATCTGTGTGCCAGCAGTAAAATCAAAAATAGGATCTTGTAAAATATCTAAGTTGCGTTGTATAAACACCCACCATAGCGCAGAGTCACCATATAAATCGTAAGCTAATAAATCTGGTCTGAGATTATATTGGGGCTGTATAGTATATAAAAAATCATCAGACTCTGCACTGACTGTTCTAATTTTTAAAATGTCAAGATGATTTCTAGTTATTGGTGTGGTTGACCACGGACTACGATCACTGTATTGAGCGGACATATTATACGTATCCTGTTCCGCCGGACATGTATCCGCCGGTTACAAATTGATCCAAACTGAACTTACGAACATTTTGTCTGCTGTATGTCGGTTTTAAATTAACTGTAAATGTACTCTTTGTAGGCACATGCGTAACTCCGCCACTAGCAGATCCGCCAACTCCAAATGTGCCCAACAATCCTGACAACTGTCCTATTGCACCAAGTGTGTCGGATATTTTAAGATCATTTACTGCGGCAAGACCAAAATTGTCTGATAATCCGCCAAGTGTATCTGCTAGTCCTGAAATCGCTCCCATAGCACTGCCAACAACATTGCATCCAATATAGTCGCAATCTTTTTCTAAAGCAACATTGAACCCAGTAATGACCACTGGCACATTTTTAAACACAAAATTTCCATAGGCATTTAAATTTACAATAGGTGGAGGATTTCCAGCTTTTGGATCATTTCCGCTGAACATTTTGGAAGCTGATCTTAAATAGTGTAACATTGCAACCCAGTACAGTGCATCTGTTGCATCTTCACAAAACATTGGGGCAACAATATTAATAGTACCAGGATCACTATTTTGGTAAGCATTGAACGCATAGTTGTTGTGTACAGGTGCTACTGCTTTATAAGTGGTTGCTTGATTAATTGTTATTGCAGGAGTATAGGGAAATATACAGCCGCCAGCATCTTTAAGAGGTTTAAGAACCGGGCTTGTTCTAAAGGATGGCCATTTGGGCAAACTTAATCTTACTCGCCAGTCATTACTTGGCGCATCGCCTCCGCCAAAACTTGCCACTGCACTGAAAATATCTCCTACAGCTTCACCTGCTGTTGGTAACCCAATAGAGCGTATACTGTCAAGGTTATCAAATGCTCCGGCAAGCTGGCTTGGTATACTAGTAGCAATTTCGATGGCTCCAAAGGCCGTTGCCGCACTGCCTACAGCTTGGTTTAAACCTTGTACTGAATTGAATAGACCCATAATATTTGATTCTCCTGATACTCTATTTATTTGACTTTAATATGTACGTAGTTTATAATTTACTTTACGAGGACTCTTTATGACAGCGAAAATCAATTACTTAAACAACAAAGATATGCTTTTGGAAATACATAGATCCAAAAGCAGTTATTGTAGTTTTACCGATCCATTATATCATCAATATGACTTAATTATACCAAATATAGACAAAATAAACATACGCACGATCGCCGAAGCCAAACGTAATAAAGCCAAACGCCTAGGAGATTTAGATTATCAAACACGCAAACGTGCTGGCGAAAAAGTTAAACAAGCAGATTGTGAAGTTGACTATAAAAAAATTACTAAACACGAATTAATATTCAGGGTTATGACATATGATCATATTCCGCTGAATACTGTTCGTAAAAAGAATCCTAAAAGTCTTGCTGATCATAGAGACAAAGTTAACTTTCCGCCATTCCAACACTGGAAGTTCAACACCGAAGACGAACTGGTTTGTGTGGGCAAAAGCCACTGGAAGGGCACGTTGGCCAAGGGTCACTTTGACAAGGATGCCGGACAAATTACACCCACACTGGCTCGCATGATGATCAAACTGTGTGAGCGATATGCCACTCGCGGCAACGTTCGTGGATATACTTACAACGATGAAATGCGAGGCCAGGCCATACTACAACTAACACAAGTAGGCTTGCAATTTGATGAAAGCAAATCAGACAATCCGTTTGCTTATTTTACTGCGGCCGTAACCAACAGCTTTGTCCGTGTTATTAATATTGAAAAACGTAATCAAAACATCCGTGATGATATTTTAGAAATGAACGGTATGAATCCGTCTTACTCACGTACCGGCGCTGGAGAACATGCGGCCGCACTTAAACGACATAACGAGGACACTACTAATGACACACCCACAGAAACCCCAACTGTTTAAAAAAGTTGCTTGTTTTACAGACATACACTTTGGGCTAAAATCTAACAGTAGTGTGCATAATCAAGACTGCGAAGATTTCGTAGATTGGTATATTGCTAAGGCAAAGGAGGAAGGCTGTGATACTGGAATTTTTATGGGCGATTGGCATCACAATCGCAATAGTCTTAATATCACTACTATGGACTATAGCTTGCGGGCCTTGGAAAAGCTGGGAAAGGCGTTCGATGCATTTTACTTTTTCCCTGGTAATCATGATTTATATTATAAAGACAAGCGGGACATCCATTCTGTAGAGTTTGGCAAGTACATTCCGGGTATTACTGTGGTACACGAGCCCGTTACTATTGGTGATGTTACTTTGTGTCCTTGGCTTGTAGGGGATGAATGGCGAAGCATAGGCAAGAAAGGTGGCAAGTACATCTTTGGACACTTTGAATTACCCAGCTTCTTTATGAACGCAATGGTACAAATGCCGGATCACGGCGAGATTGCATTGGACAGTTTCAAAGGATACGAACTGGGATTCAGCGGGCACTTTCACAAACGTCAGCAACAAAAGAACATGATTTATATTGGCAATGCTTTCCCGCACAACTATGCAGACACATGGGACGATGATAGAGGCATGATGATATTGGAGTGGGATGGTGAACCTCAATATCACAGTTGGCCCGACCAACCCACATTCCGTACTGTCACACTGAGTCGTTTGATTGACGAAGCTGATACTATTATCAAACCCAAACAACATCTACGTGTTGCACTGGATATTGATATTTCATACGAAGAAGCCAGTTTCATTAAAGAAAAGTTTATTACGGATTATGCTATTCGTGAACTGACTTTGATTACAGAACGCAAAGAAGTTGAGATGAATACCAACATTGATATCCAGTCGTTTGAAAGTGTAGATCAGATTGTTTCCAATCAGATTGTAAACATTGACTCAGACACGTATAATAAGAATACCTTGCTGGAAATCTATAATAGCCTATGATAAAGATTAAAGAATTAACTGTTAAAAACTTCATGAGTGTGGGAAACCAAACTCAAGGAGTTGCGTTTGACAAAGCTAACCTAACACTTGTACTAGGTGAAAACTTGGATCAAGGCGGTGATGACAGCGGTAGCCGTAATGGTACTGGCAAAACAACCATTGTGAATGCACTGAGTTTCGCACTGTTTGGCAATGCTTTGACCAACATTAAAAAAGATAATCTTATCAACAAGATTAACAACAAAAATATGTTAGTTACACTAATGTTTGAAAAAGACGGTATAGACTATCGTATCGAACGTGGGCGCAAGCCGACACTCATGCGTTTCTTCGTGGATGACCAAGAACAACAAGCAGAAGAAACAGATGACGCACAGGGCGACATGCGCGAAACACAAAAAGACTTAGATGAGTTGTTAGGTATGAGCCACGACATGTTCAAGCATATTGTAGCACTAAACACCTATACAGAACCGTTTTTAAGTATGCGGGCCAATGACCAACGTGCTATTATTGAACAGTTATTGGGCATAACTATCTTGAGTGAAAAAGCAGAAACACTTAAAGAACTAATCAGAACAACTAAAGATCAAGTGCTACAAGAAAGCGCAGATATCGAAGCCGCTAAAAAATCCAACGAGAAAATTCAACTTAGTGTTGACAGTTTGATCACCCGACAACATGCGTGGAATACTCAGCACGAAGCGGATATTGAAAGAACTGCAAGGGCTATCATTGAACTTGAAAGTGTGGACATTGAAGCTGAACTGGCCAAGCACAGCGAGCTAAAACTTTTCGAAGAAAAGACAGCAAAGCTGAAAAGCCTGGCTAAGGAGAGGGCAACGCTAGACAGCGCGACAGCGCAAGCGGAGCGAAGCGTAAAAAAGTACGCTGACGAGCTTGCTAAGTTGAAGGACAAAAAGTGTCACGCTTGCGAACAAGAACTACATGATCACAAACATGAAGAAATGTCTGCCACAGCTCAACAACACTTGGCTGATGCACAAAAGTACTTTGATAAAGTTACTAAAGATCGTAATAAAATACAAACAGAAATAGATGCTATCGGCGAAGTAAATACTCGTCCGGAAACTTACTATGATACGGTTGAAGCCGCTCTTAAACATCAGAATAATTTAAAAACTCTCGAAACACAATTGACTGTTAAGGCAGGCGAAACGGATCCTTACCAGGAGCAAATTGACGAATTACGTCATACTGCCATGCAGGAAATTTCGTGGGATAAGGTCAATGAGCTTAACACGCTTAAAGACCATCAGGAGTTTTTACTTAAACTACTAACCAGCAAAGACAGCTTTATACGCAAAAAGATTATAGATCAAAACCTAGCTTATCTTAACAATCGTCTGACTTATTATCTTGATAAGATGGGCTTGCCACATACTGTGGTATTCCAAAATGACCTAACAGTTGAGATAACACAGCTAGGGCAAGACTTAGATTTTGATAACCTAAGTCGAGGAGAGCGTAACCGTCTTATACTTGGTTTGTCATGGAGTTTTCGTGACGTGTGGGAAAGTTTGTATCAGCAGATCAACTTGTTGTTTGTTGACGAACTTATAGACAACGGACTAGATGCTAGCGGTGTCGAGGGTGCGTTAGCCGTGCTTAAAAAGATGAGCCGTGAACGCAAAAAGAACATCTTCTTAATCAGTCACAAGGATGAATTGATTGGGCGGGTAAACAATGTACTCAAAGTCATTAAAGAAAATGGCTTTACGTCGTACGCAAATGATTTGGAGGTAACAGAATAATGGATATGGATCAGGCGGCCGTTTTTTTAGGCGGTAGTATTTTAACAATGCTGGGTTTTATAATCGTAGTAGCAGGAATTGTTGTTATCAACAATATTATTGCTAAGTACTGGAAACCGGTACGTATTTTCACATCAGACAGTTGGAACTTAAATCCTCCTGCTCGCTATGCGCATCAAGAAGAACTGGATCGTATTGCTCCAGAACTGGCTAAGGAACACGTTAAGAAATGATTCCACAAGATGAAGAAACTCACACACAGCTCATGCGGGCGTTTAACGAGTACTTCAAAGCAAATCAACGTTGGATCAATCGAGGCACACGCCGTGCTGGAGAACAAACACGATACTGGCTGGCACAGATTCGTATCATCTCACGTGAACGGCGAAAATTAATACAAGACTGGCGTCACGGTGTGGACGCTGTCAAGGCTCAGAAGAAGCAAGGGTTGGGAGACGCAGACACTAATTAGTGTATGTCTTGGATTTATGAAAATACTATAATAGAAACCTTGCCCGAAGAGTGCGTAGGTTTTGTATATCTCATAACCAATACAATCTCTGGACGCATGTATATAGGCAAAAAATTAGCCAAGTTCGCTAAAACATCTTACAAGGTGGTCAAGCTCAAGAACGGAACTAAGAAAAAAAAGAAAATACGGTCAAAAATTGATTCGGATTGGCGAGATTATTATGGCTCGAATCTAGAATTAAACGTGGACGTATTGAAATTAGGCAAAGAAAACTTCACTCGAGAAATCCTATACTACTGCACATCCAAGGCGCAATGCTCTTACTTCGAGGCCAGAGAACAATTTTCCCGCAAAGTTCTAGAATCAAAAGACTATTATAACGGCCAGATATCTGTCCGTGTACATGGTTCACATATACTCAAAGCTCAATAATTCAGGCCTTTTAACTGCCAAATAAGCCCGCACAGGCGACTAAATTGTGCCCTTAAAGCTGGATCACGGATCGCAGTCAATGGAATTCCTTACCTTGGCGGAAGGGTTTAAAATCACTATCGTAACAGACGTTGATGGGATATGCCGACATACAACCCATTTGATTTTAAAGAAAACATATTTTAAAAGGCTAAAAGAGGGTGAAGAACCCAAGGCTTAATGTATGTTAGCGTATACATAAAGACCCGCCGTTGTAATAAGACAGCACGATTAGGTACCGGACAACCGCCTAAGTGAGCAGAAATGCTTGTAGTGCAAACGCTAAGTGAACTGCTCAACTCAGATAATGTTCATTTTTAGCCCGTCAGGGCTAAGTGTGACTACACAATCTAGATAATATTTACAGTGCTTCGCACTTGACTACTACACAATAAAGAAACAGAAAAGCTCGAGCGAAAGCGAAGAGCAGATGTACGCAGTACATCTATCAATACTATAAATAACATATCATGAAGATTTTAGACATAATCGTAGAAACTGCTCCCGCTCCTATTGTGCTTACACAGCAACAGATTGAGACCTTGGCGCAGTCTTGGATCAAGGCCAATGCCAAGCAAGCAGAAGCATTGGCTCAAGAATCTTTGACAAAATATGACCCGGCATCCTTGAAAATCTTTAAGATCATTGGAATCACAGCACTGGTTGGCATACTCAAT